GTGGTCCGACTGAGAGGACGAAACCACACCGTGACTTGTCGTGTTTTCTAAGGTAGCGTCGGGGGGCAATCTAAGCTCTTTGAAATACGAAGAGGATCTTTCTATACCCACCCTTGCGCCTCTTGTTAGGTATTTACCATAAGTGTATATAGGCTGTTTATTGGTTCTGCTGTTCTGGTTGGTGTCAGAATCGTAGATTGTGGCAAGTGAGGAGGAGGCTTCAAATCTGAACGCAGGGGCTGGATCTGCATTGACTGCGGGATCTATTGCCATTTCTGTAGGATTGGAAGTTCCCTGCTTGTTCGACACCTTGAAATAAAAATTATCATAGTAGGATAACTTTACAGGGATATATTGTCTGTATATATAACTAAGAAGGGTTTTAAACTTGAGATGTGTAGCATGTGAGTAGCTACCGCCTTGGTCCACAAATTCGACTTGAAAGCCGCCAAGTATGTGCTTAATGTCCCTGTTGACGCCCCCAACAATCGGTGGGTACTCAGATCCCGTAGAATTGGGAGAGTAGATCTGTATATATCCCCCACAGGCTATACAATTTGCTTTAAACGTTAAGGCTGTGTAAATACGCAGGTAATTAGAGGTATTATAAGTATTTCGCAGATTCACGTCGTGGAGCTCTACAGTTTCTCCATAAATGTGTATTTTTCTATTATTATATTCCGATGTGTGCGAGATCGTCAACTCAGGGGCATCTACTACCATTTTATTGCGGTCGATAGAGGTATAGCCAAACCAAAATTCGGTCTGAGTGGCCTGATCTACTCTGTGTATAATTGTTTCGCCACCTCTTGCCGATTCAGATACCCACCCAGCGGTGACTGTTACCGCCTTGTCATCCGTCCCTCGGAAGAACATATTGTTATCAGGTCTTGCTAAATTACTTAGGTAATATTGGGGGTCTAACTTGTAAGCAGGTTTAGTTACATCTCCATGCGGCACAGGCGTCTCCCAAAACGAAGGTTCGGCCCTGAGCTGCTGGTAGCCTGCGGCGCCCCAATTAAGGTACTGCTCATCCCCCTTTAGAGTGGTATATTTTAGAAACGAGTGTGCGTCAGGGGATGCCCCCCAATAGACTCCATAATACCCAGCTGTCCAACTAGCCAAACTTACAACCCCAGTCCGCCAAATAGGGCCAGTGATCCAAGGATTTGCAGGTAAGGCTTTTATTCTAATTTCATCGCCATTATTCCAGTCCGAGCGATAAGTCAGATTATCAACGCTGTAAGGGTTGGCGTAAGAGCCTACCGTACCCACACCCGTCGTACCATCAACCCCTCCAGACGGGGATTCAATATAGGGATCTACCCAATAAATAGCCATTATGTAGTCTCCAGTTCGTATATTAAGTGACCGATTACATCGGTGTTGAATTCAGCTAGGGTTCCACCTAGAATTAATTGTTCCCGAGAAAGAGTCGTGTCCACTAAAACCTCCACTACATCGCCATCATATTTTTGAACTTTAAATAATATTGAATTAGCATCAATTTCTGTGTGCTCATACTCTGTAATAGTTGGGTAAAGTTTATACATGCTATACCTCCACTAAATAAATTGTGTTAGCCACAGGAGTCGCTGGAACTTCAGCAACAACCGAAATTGTGTAGCCGTTCAGTGTTCCGGCTGAAATACCCAAGGCATCAATTTCAGACTTAGTTGGGGTTGGCTCAGGCACCATGCCTGTATTGTTCACTTCTATAGACATAAGGGTCTCCTAGACGTGCATAGCGGCTAGAACTTCTAGGCCACTTGTATTAGTTACCACGACTCGAAACTCTGGAGACATGACTACTTCCTGTTGCGCATCGGCGTCTGACACAGTGAGTACATCTATCCAGTTGAAGTCGGAGCTGATTCTTGCTTGCAACTTGACGGTATCGCCACTGTTGCAGTTAGTTTGGAAAATTCCTGTACGGTTCCCTCGGGTCTCGAACTGAGTCACATCAGAGTCATAGGACACTGTGAGGCTTGGAGCCGTGAATAGTTTTAGTGCGTATGACATAAAATATTCCTTAGTTTATTTTAATTAATAAGAGGCCGACCCCGAAGGGCCGACCAATTTTGAGCGTCTAAAATTAAGCTGCGATTGCAACTACCTTCAGAGCTTCGGTGTTCAATAACATTGAGCCAACACGCTTGCGAGTGTAGAAGCTGATAGCACCATGAGCGCTGTATGGGTCGCGAAGCATAGAAACGCCAACACGGTCCACAACCTGATAGCCAGCAGCGAAGTCGCCAAACACGATGGGCATGTTGCCAGCACCGATCTCGGCCATGTCTTCGTTGATCACAATTTCATATCCGAAAATGCGACCAGCGGCTGCAACAGTGATGTCGCGCTGCAGGAAGTATTCGCCGTCGGTGGTCTTTAGATCGACCAATACGTTGTGAGTAGCGCGGCTCATCATCCACTTGGCGTTGCCAAGATAGCCAGTTTTGGTGTTCAAAACTACTGAGCGCAGCAAGTTGATAACAGCGTCAGAAGTAGCACCCAAAGAGGTCGCTTGACCTGATTTGATAACCTGATACTTACCAAAAGCACGAGTTGCATCGCCTGCGATGTATGCAGCAGTAGTGTCCAAACCATTCAAAATTCCGACAGGCTTGTTTGTGCCGTTGCCATTCAAGAATGCGCTGTTTTCTTGCTCAGAGAATTCACGAGCAACCTCACCAGCCAACCATGCTTCAACGTTGAAAAATGAGTCTTCTAGAACGTGCTGATAGGCTTTCGGGGAAGCGTACACTTCACCAAAGACCGCTGAGATCTTGGCAAGCTCCGGACTGCCAGTGTTCGGACGTGCTGCAGTCTCACCAACCCAACCCGAAGCAGAACCACCAAGAGAAACCAGCTGGCTGTAATCAGTTGTTGAAGTAGAGATGCCACCAACTAGCTGACGAATCGGGCTTGACTCGTGCTGCAGCTCGATGATGTTGCGGCTAACTTCGATAGGTAGTGCGTACCCGCCTTGTGCGTCTACAGAGATTTGTACGTCAGCAGCTTTAGCGCGAAGTCCTTCTACGCCTTTACGGGCAAATGTTGAAAGCATGTCTTTGCTGTCCATTGTGTTAGATTCCTTAATAGATTGAGTTGAAAGATCGGGGCGAGCAGCTTTAGCTTCTAACGCTTCCATCTTTTCATTTAGATTTTTAATTTGAGCGTCGGTGTCAGCTTTTACAGCTTCAACAGCGTCAACAGTAGCTTTAGTTTCGATAAGCGCATCTGTGTGCGCAGCAGACACTTCGAGTGCGTCAGCAACAGCTTTCAAAGTCACTTCTTCGTCCTGCTTTTCAACAATAACATCAGTCATATTTTTTACCATTCAGTATGTTAAGCATTCGCTTCAACTCGGCTTGAGTTTCAACTTGTGCAATATTTGAGTCGTCTTCTGGAGCATCTCGCTCAGCGTCCATCCCCTGAAAGCCTTTAGCCAGAATGGCTTTGGCATCTTTTCGAGATACGCCTGCATCACGCAGGGTTTTCTCTAGGGATCGAATGTCGTGATCAGACTTCACAGCCGTCACAACAGACTCTTCGTTGGCCGGTATTGCTACCAGAGATATTTCATGAAGGTCTATTTCATGAAGTAAATTTGCGCCGGTTTTACGGTCGTATTCTTCTTCAACTATTCGATAGCCAATTGACATTGCATCGAGAGCGCCATCTTTTAATAATGCATAAGCCTCATCTGCGTCCCGCACCCCCTTAGTCAGACGGCCTTCAACATAGAGACCTTTTGCGTCTTCATACATTGCCGTCCATACGCCAATTGGTCGCGTGGTGTCGTGGTGCGCAAGCATCTTGACCTTGGTTCCTGCTTCAGCATGCTTTGCAATAGACTTTTGAAATGCACCAAGCTGCGTAATGTCACCAGCCCGATCTTTATGGTTAAACGTGTTGGCGTACCCAGAGAACTTGCGCTCGTCTGTGCCATCCACAGCAAAAGTTTTATGATCAAATGCTAGGATCATTTTCTTATTCGTCATCAGGTTTTTCCTGTGGTGGTTTATCTGGCTCGTCGCCAAACTGCAAATTGTTTGACTGCGTGACAAACTCGTCTCCGCCCTCTCGGGGGTTGTAACCAAGTTCTTGGCGGGCTTCGTTAGGATTCATGACTCCAGCAGCAATTAGTGTGTTGTATGTTTCAACTCGTGTGGCCATATCGGTTCGCAGGAGGTTGGAAACATCAAACTTGAAGTGCTGAGTGTTAACATTGAGCAATGCCTTATTGAGTCGTGCTTCAATCTGCATAATGTAGGGCAACATGGTTGCTTTATAAAAAGCTAAATCCTGGTGCTCAATATTTGAGAAGGTTGCACGATCTAGGTCCCCTATCATGTGAGGAGGCACACGGTACATTGCACAAATTTCTGATCGGGTATACTTCCGCGCATCAAGCAGCTGTACATCGTTAGGCGATAGGGATATTGGCTGAAACTTTAAGCCCTGCTCAAGAATAGCAACCTTGTGACTGTTTGCTACGCCCTGGTGGCCAGCGTTCCATGACGCTTTAATGTTTTCAAAAGAGTCATCATCCAATATGCCATCGGTATGCAAAATGCCGCGAGGTGTTGCATCGTTTGTGAAAACGTTAGCAGCATAATCTCGCGCATCCATACCTGCACCGATTGAATTGGCGTTGTATGTGATTGGTGAAATGCCCGTAAGGCCATCTAGTGACATCCCACGAACGTGGAATATTTCGTTAGGCCCTAAGACATCTTCTTTGCCGTTATCAAACGTAATCTTGTACAGGATGTTGTATTGTTGATCTTGTAGTACCGTTACGTTTTCAGACTTAAGCGGTAGGATCTCAACAACCTTGCCCGACGACGTACGATTGACGTATCCGTAAAAGTTACCGTTAAGGCACAGGTTGACCATCATATACGCAAAGAATTCTGCGCCTGTTTGATACTCGTTTGGGTTATTTCGAATAAGATCATGCAGCGGCGCTGCTTTGTGCATTTCCGTGCCAGCGGTTGTTTCGCGATACAAATGACAAGGTAGTGTGGCCATCGTATCGGACAAAACCTTGATGCAGCTGTATACGGTATTCATCCGCATTGCTTGCTCTGTAGTGACAGCCTTTGTGGCTGAGGTGTAACTTGAGAAAAAGTCAGACAGCGCAGAGCTATTAAAAGGCAGGCTAATTGGTGCCGCTTTCTCTTGAGAACGGCCCCAGTTAAATAAAGCCATAGTGGCCTCCTGAGTGTGAGATTAAAGTTGGCGCAATCCGCGCTTGCTATAGACATTTGAGATGAGGCCGCCATTTACTTTTAGTCGGCCAAGGGCCATTACTAAGGCGATAATTCCATCGATTTTATTAGACTTGCCAGTTTTCTTAATTTTGATATTGTCATTCGGGTCTATGTAGAGCTCGCAATTGGACAACATCCAGGACAGCACAGGGTCGCGGCCATGACAAAGCAGCTTTGCTTTTACAGCTTTCTCAAGCTCCTTTGAGGGGTCCGACATTGCCATAATTCCCTGTGAAAACTTCACCATTGGAGCCCCTTTATCAACCAAGCTGGCTGAAAGCTGCGTGGCTCCATAAGCGTCATACGCAATTTCGCGCACATTAAATTTGCCCATACAATCCAGCACGTCTTCTTCAATATATGACAAATCTGTAATGTTGCCTTCGGTAGCAATAATAAAGCCGGCTTTAAGCCACTCCCGATACTTGACACCTATAAAGCCACTGGTACTTGTGACGGTGTCCTCCGGCAAATAGTGTTTTAGGTATGGATACAGCTTGCCATCTTCGACAAACAAAATAGCTATTGATGCAAAGTCAGATACCGAGGCCAGATCAAGCCCGATGTAACAGGGTTGGCCGGCAAAGTGTTCAATAGGTGGCCTTTCGCCCGCTGAGTTGTCCCAATCCTGGGAACTAATCCAGGCAGAGCTTGAGCTCATCCATTGATTGAGCCTTTTAGTACGAAAGTTAGTTTCAGCACTGGGTGACTCCATAGCCTGCTTTGCCATACGGTCAAGGTCATCAGGAAAGACGGATATGCCATAACCTGGGTTGGCTTTACGCCACACTGCAGGGTCACGCCAGTCGTCTTCTTCATCTATACCCCAAATTGCTGCAAAAAAAGTGTCATCATCTACATCTAAATGAGGATCGAGCACCTTGGTGCAATACTCACGAATTTCATAGCAAATGCCTTCGCGGTTGGTTCCCGCGGTAGTAATTGCAAATATAATTGGTTGGGCGCGTGCCCCAGAAGCGACGTTTAGCACGTCCCAGATCTCTGAGGTCTTATGCACGTGGAGCTCATCCACGACGCTAAAGCTAGGCGAACGCCCTTCTAGCGAACCAGCATCAGAAGATAGTGGCTCGAACTTACTACCCGATGCATCATGCAGCGTTGCAGATCTGTGGCACTTTAAGTGCTCCAAGAGCTGCGGCGACTTCTTAACCATGGCTTGCGCATCTCCAAATACGATGCGTGCTTGGTCCCGAGTAGTCGCGGCCGCATAAACTTCGGCTGCATTTTCAGAATCACCTATGAGTGCATACAATGTAAGGCCCGAGCAAAAAGTAGACTTGCCCGATTTACGTGGTACTTCAACATAGGCTGTCCGAAAACGTCTGTAGTTGTCTTTTCGACGCATCCAGCCATATAACTGGGAGACAATAAAGATCTGCCAGTCAGCTAATTCTAATGGAAGACCCGCTAGGGGGCCTTTTAGGTGTGACAAAAACCCAAAAAACTTGATGCAATGGTTAGCCGCGGCAGCATCATAATAATAAGTACTACCAGGGTCTTGGCTTTGTTCAAGATCGTTGAGTGCCCTTTGACAGGCTTGGATAAGTACGCGTGCTGCAGGCAATTGACCACTGACGACTTTCGTCGCATAGTCCCAGCCGACGGAATCGTTTTGCATTTGGGTCTCCTCAGACTTTGGGCTTACTTAGTAGGGCTTTGGCTTCTTTTTTGGCTTCTTAGCCTTTTCTTCGACGGCTACAGGCTTAGGCTTCTCAGCAGGGACTACATAACGGCGCGCAGTTTCACACCACTCATATTGAATTGGTTTTTTCATGATCGGATCACTTCCTTAAGATAAAGAAATCACACCCCAACCAACAAGAATGTTGGCCGTTATAAAACAGGCGGTGATTAGGTTAATGAGAACAACAATCGTGCGCATTACCGCTATGGCATCAGCCTCTCGATTGTTGGATGTTGCTTTTTCGCCCATGGCTAATGCCCAAAGACGCCAAACTCGCTTTAGCACTACTTGTTATCCAAAAATGCTGAAAATGAATCTACTTCAATTGGTTTGTTTGCGTCTACTTTGGTGCGTGCAGCTGCGGTTAGCCCATACTCAGTCATCATTTTAGTAATGTTGCTATAGGCGACATTCATTTGAGCCAGGGCGGGGTGGCTTTTCATATTCACATTGCCAGCACTGCCCTCAACCTCAACCAGTGTGCCCTCAGCTTGCACTATTGCGCGCAATCTTAGGTACATCGACAACTGGTCGGCTAACAGGGCAAAGCCCATGGCATCAACCCCCGTCCCGACTCCCATTGAGTAACAATGTGCCGCGATCTGGTCATATAAGACATCAGTGATGGGGTCATTTGAGGCCCAAGCGGGCTTGTCTGGAAGTCCTGCAGGTATACTCACCGAACTAGTCATCCTATCTTTGCGGAAAGTCCCCTCTAGTTTCTTAAGGGCTTCAGGTTTTCGTTTTCGTCCTGCCATTGGTGAGTCCTCCTCAGGAGTCATTAAAAACGTTTCATTAATTAAGCATTGCTCTTTTAATGAATCAAATTAGGTGGCCTTTTGTTTGCAGGGAGACAGTCTGCTAGCCGTGAGGAGGTCGGCTTTTGTCGCGAGAGGCCATACTCGCAAATACTAGTCAAATAAAACTGATAGGTCCGGTGGGATCCAGTCAGATGGCTTAGTGGCATCACCTTCAAGGCCTCGGCTGGGCTTCACGCCTCGCTTCTTGGCCATGTTGGCTTGGTGCACTATCTCGATAGCACGGTTAGCGTCAACACCCATGTGGTGCATACCGCCTAGCGCGAAATAAACGAGATCAACCAGAGCATCGACCGTCTCGGGTGCATCCTGGTTGCTTATTGCCTGTTTTAACTCATTCAACTCCTCTTCAATGAAGACCGGAAGGTGCGTCTTGACCTTGTCGGGTATTGACCTAGCGGGCTTCAATGGAAATGGATCGTTTAGTACTGTTTCATTGAATTCTTTTACTTTTGCAAATATATCCATGGTTCTGCATCCTCCTCAGGATTTTTGTTTCAATCTGTCAATTCGTGTCCGTCTT